AGGTATTGCGGAATTAGCAACCTCTGCTGAAACTACAACAGGAACAGATACGGCAAGAGTTACTACTCCTGCTGGTGTTAAGGCTGTTACTGATGCAGAACGAACCACATCAAATAATACATATTTAGCGAAAGCTGGTGGAACGTTAACTGGAGTATTAGCTGCAACTGCTGGAAGTAATTCTGCGCCTGCTATTCATTTTGGTGATTCAGATTCAGGAATATTTGGTGGAACGAATACTGTTAGTCTGGCTGCTGGAGGAACAACAAGATTAACTGCTGATACTGGTGTCAGCGTCGTTGGTACGTTAGCGGTAACAGGAGCTATTACTTCGACAAGTGATTTAACGATTGCAGATAAAATTATTCATTCTGGTGATACAGATACAGCGATAAGATTCCCTGCTGCGAATACTGTTTCTGTTGAAACAGGTGGCAGTGAAAGAGCAAGAGTAGATAGTGGAGGTCGGTTACTTGTTGGTACGTCTTCAACAATAGGTATAGCTAATAATAGTCTGTCGAAATTGCAAACGGCTGCGACAGACAAATCAGCCAGTATTGGTATTTCTCGTTTTGCTGCTGATGCTTTCCCTCCAATTTTGAATTTTGCGAAAGCAAGAGGTGGGGCTGTTGGAACAATGACAATTGTTCAGGAAAATGATGATTTGGGAGAAATAAATTTCTGTGGTGCTGATGGAGCTGACCTTGGAAATGTAAGCTCACGTATCAGGGGAGCTGTGGATGGTACTCCAGGCACAGATGACCTTCCAGGTCGTTTGGAATTTGCCACGTCTGCTGATGGAGCAAATGTACCTACAACACGACTAACAATTACCAGTGCAGGATTAGTTAATGTTCCAGATAACGGGAAATTTACTGCGGGTGCTTCGTCAGATTTATCTATTTACCATGATGGTACAAATAGCCACATTAATAATACAACTGGCTATATAGTTGTTGGTACAGATTCTTATGCAGTTAAAGATCAATCTTTAAACGAGTTTTATATAAAGGCATTAAAAGACGGAGCAGTAGAACTTTATTATGACGACTTGAAGAAGCTTGAGACGACATCTTGGGGAACTCAAATTACAGGTGCTTTGAAGACATCTGGCGGTGGTATAGCAATATTAACTGATAGTGAGAAGTTAACACTAGGAGCAAGTGATGATCTTCAAATCTACCATGATGGAACGGACAGTTTTATAGAAAATACCACAGGTAAACTTTATTTAAAGAGTACAAGTCTTATTGATCTTCGTGGCAACGGCAACGAAACAATGATGAAAGGTACTGTTGATGGAGGTGTAGAACTCTATTACGACAACGTATTGAAGTTAAATACGGAAAGTTCGGGTACAAGAATACAAGGACAATTAGTTCTTCCAAACACTTCAGGAGTTAGTTTATCTATTAAAGATAACGGTAAAGCTGTTTTCGGAACTGGAGATGATCTACAAATTTACCACGATGGAAGTAACTCGTATATAAAAGATAGCGGAACTGGAGCATTAAGAATACAAACTAATCATCTGGATATTATAAATGCAGCTAATAACGAACAACTAGCTAAATTTGTAGAAGATGGAGCCGTAGAACTCTATCACGACGGTAGTAAGAAGCTTTACACCCATTCAGGTGGTGCTTATTGCGTAGGAAACTTAGGTGCTTCAGATGAATTATATATGCCAGATAACGGTAAAGTAGTTCTTGGTACAGGTGATGATCTACAAATCTACCATGATGGATCTCATTCATACCTGAAGAATACTGCTGGTATTCAGTTTATAAATGGTAATACTATTTATATGAGGACTGAAGATAGTAGTGAAGACTATTTTAGAGCTACTCAGAATGGATCCGTAGAACTTTATTACGATGGTACTAAACAGTGCGAAACCAATTCGGGAGGAATGAATTGGGCTGATAATAAACGAGCTTATTTTGGTAATTCATCAGATCTACAGATTTATCATGATGGATCAAACAGTATTATAAATGAGGCTGGTACAGGTACTCTAAGAATACAATCTGATGGTACTAATAATTGGGAATTTCATGGAGATGGTTTTTTAAAAGGTAATGATGGAAGAAAAATAATATTAGGAGATGGTTCAGATCTAACAATCTACCATGATGGAACATATTCTAGGATTCAAGACTCATCAACTAACCTTGTAGTTGACGCTAATAGATTTACAATAAATAAACCTGGTAGTCCTGTTGAAAATATATTCGATGCAAATTCAAACGGTGCTGTTACCTTATATTATGACGATAGTGCAAAATTTGCGACAAGTTCAGACGGTACAACGACAACTGGTAATGCAACATTTAATGGAACAGTCACTCCAACTGCTACCGCCGATAACCATAGCTTAGGTTATAACGCTCAACGTTGGTATAACATTTACATGAGTAATGATATGTTCATCAGTGATGATGGACGTATTTGTTTCGGAGAATCAAATGATTTGCAGTTATATCACGATGCATCAAATAGCTACATAAAAGATGCTGGCACAGGAAGTCTAAAGATATTAGCTAATCTTATTGAGTTAAAGACAGCAGGAGATGGTGAGCATCTTGCTAAATTCCAAACAAATGGAGCTGTAACCCTCTACTATAACGACGGCAATAAGCTTGAAACATACGATTCGGGAGTAAAAATATCTGGTGCGTTATTAGCAGGTAGAGATGCAGGTTCAGAAGGAGCTGGAGCTTCGGTCGGGTGCGAATTGAATGGAAGTAATAAATATGGAATGTTCGTAAGAAATAACGCTACAACGATGTATTTGGGTAGAAATGGTAATAATGGAAGTATTGTTCAGTTCTTAGATGATGGAAGTGCTGTTGGTTCAATCTCTACGAATGGTAACAGTTTGCCTTCAGATAGAAACTATAAAAAGAACATCAGCAACTTAACTTTAGGATTGAATTTAATAGAGAAATTAAACCCAATTTCTTATAATTATAAGTTTGCAAAAGATGGTGATCCGTTAATGTATGGTTTAATTGCTCAAGATCTAGAAACTTCGTTAGAAGAGGTTGGAGTTAGCAAAAACTCAGCAGCAATTTTGCAATATACGGAGGAAACTGAAAATGATCCAATTATTAATAATGATCAATCTAAATATAATTTATCTTACGAAAAGTTAATTCCTATACTTATTAATGCTGTTAAAGAACTTTCTACAAAGGTGGCTGCATTGGAGGGTGCGTAATCCGTAATTTTCAATGCTTATTTAACATTTAAACTTTTATTATCCAACATTTTCTTATGTCAACATTAATCGAACGCAGAAATGCACGTAAAGCAGAAGCAGAGGCTTTAGCTAACAAATTTAATACTCTTAATGAAGAAAGTAAGAAACTTGAAACTGAAAAAGCACAAGTTTATGCTGACTTCAATGTGAAAAATGCACAATATGCAGAGCTAGAACAGATGGTAAAAGAAGAAGAAGGTGTGACTGTTGACACTGAAGCTCCTCAAGAGGGCTAAACTCAAACTAAACGATTTAATCCAATGGCAATCGTAAAAACCTGGGAAGTGAACACGATGGAACGTGACATTTCCGATGGACATGTGAATAAGGTTATCTATCGTGTTAAGGCGATTGATGATTCTGACAACACAGAAGCACCTAATTCAAGACAAACAGGTTCAGTGACTTTCGTTAAGCCTTCTAGTTTGCCTTCTGACTTCAAAGCCTACGATTCTTTAGATGCTGCTACCTGCATTGGTTGGGTAAAAACAGCTTTAGGAACTGACGGTGTTGCGGCTGTAGAAGCTGCGATTGATGCTGCTGTTGCTCCTGCAACAACTGCTATTGGCAAGCCTTTCTGATTATGGCAACTACATCTTGGGGTCTAGCTAATACAGACTATGACCTCAGTGATGGGTTTGTTCATACTGCCCATTACACCGTTCAAAGAGTTGATGGATCGTATTCTGCTTCTAGCTATGGCAGTTGCAGTTTGACTAAACCTGAAACTTTGACAGATCGTACTGATTTAACAACAGCAGATATTATTGCTGATGTAAAAAGTGTTCTTGGTACGGATACAGTTACAGCGATTGAAAACGGATTACAACTTCAAATATCAGAAGAAAAGACTCCTACACAAGGTTCTTTTGTTCCTGCCTCTTGACTGTTCTTCGTAATCCTTTTTCTCTTGAAATAAAGGAGAAGATAAACGCATTAATAGAGCCTGTTGTCTTAAAAATAAAATCAAATATTAATGTTAGGTATGTTAATAATGCTGCGACTTTTATAAATAAGGAAGCATTAAAAGATCAGAAAAAGTTGCAAAGTTCAATTACCAATACAGCAGATGGAAAGACTAATTTAAAAGACTTTTCAGGATATTTGGAACGTACTCATCTAAATGTTGAAAAAGATTTAATCAATATATTAAAAGGGATCTACCCATCCACTTCTATTTCAATGAGTGGATCTTTTTATTACCCTGATACGGGTTACATGGGTTGGCATACAAACTATCAAGAACCTTGTAAGAGGTTATATATAGTTTACGCAGATATGGCTGGTCGATCTTTTTTTCGTTATCAAGAAAAGCGTAAAATTATCACTGACTTTGATGACCAAGGATTAACTATTAGAGAATTTGATATTCCTGGTACAAAACCTTATTTTTGGCATTGTGTTGGAAGTACGTGTAATCGTTTTAGCTTTGGATTTCGTATTGAGGAATTGAATTGAGCTGCATTTTTAATACCATGTGTAACGGTAACAATGCGACTAAAGCCATAAAAAGGATTAGAGTTGTGTGAGTTACAGCTTTTAAAATTGCTTCCCGTACCATGCAAAAGATTCTAAACATTATCAGTGTAATCTCTTTTGTGCTTGTAGCAGCAATCACTGGTGGCGGGGTATTTGGTTATTTATGGATAACGAATGAAGACAACCAAAAGATGCTTCAAGACAAGGCAATGGAAAAAATAATGGGAGCAATGAAAATGCCTGGGTTATCTGGCCCTGCTTTACCTACTGGAGCGTTAAGTCCCGCACAGCAAAAGAATGAAGAAAAGAAAGCGATTGGACTACCTAAGTTTTGATTCCTAAAGTTGAAATCCCTGCTATTGGAGTCAAGCCTGTCAATACTTATGTAATTAATGCACCTGTTGTTAATGCTCCGAACGTACCAATCAATGTACCGATAGGTTTTCCGATTATCGAAATGCCTTGTGTAAAGGCAAGAAGAAGTATTGAAAATGATGCCTTAATTAATAACGATCCAGAGCATAATTTAATTCTGTGTCCTGCACAGACACCAAGTTATGAGCCTATGAGTTATGAACCTCATAAGCTTGTACCTATAAAAGATGAAGAACCTCAACGATACGAAGAGCCAGAAATCCCTCCAGCAGCAGAAGTGCCAGAACAACAGCCAGAAGAGTGTCCTCCCGATGGTGCGCCTGAGATCGGAACAAAAGTAGAAGAAGGAACTAAACAGATTATTAAGTATGAATTGGTTGGAAACCGTTGTGTAACTAGATATAAAAAATTAAATGTTCAACAACAGATAATTGATGCGATACCCACGGTTCCCCAGGTGGTAAAAACTGGTTCGATAACCCTTGTGGCTACAACTGCTGCATTGAGTACACCACTGCTTTTGAAGGCCATTAAACCAATTATTAAACAGATAGTTAATAGAGTAAAAAAGATATTAGGTAAAAAAGTAAAACGACCAAACTTATCTGAAAAAAGAACTAATTCTTATCGGGAGAAGAGGGGTTTGCCACCTTTAAAGGAGAAGAAATAACGTGTCTATGTGGTAAAACTTGACCCATCTTTGGTTTAACTACAACATCTTCGCAGAGATGATAGTAAGGAGAATCTTTAGCAAACTCAATTCCTTCTAGACGTAGACGACCACATTCTCTCAATCTTGCAATGTGCCAGTCTAGTTTTTTGTTATCAATTAGCTGCTGTTGATGATCTCCTTGTAACTTTGCATTTTTCAAACAACGCTCTTGAAATCTTTTATCAAGCGGCATTGAAAAAGTTAAACTAGCACCGACATTAAGTGAAAAATTATCCTTCTGTCCTGTCCTCACTTGTTGATGATATAAAATGTCTCCTTCATCGCTGTAGACTGGAGAATCGTACCAGTATTCTCTAGGTTTTTGGAACGAATGTGAGTCAGTTATAAAGGGAGAAAATGTTAACATTGGCCCCTGACAAACCACTCCACCTCCATATTGGTTTTGTATAAGATTTCCCTGCAAAGTTTGTATTGCCATATTCGTAAGTGAGGCACTGGTATTGGCTACTGGTGCTGCTGTTTGTGAAGTATTAGCTAATGCACTTGAACTACTAAATAATATTATTGCGAGAAGACTGAAGTTGTTTCGGTAACACTTTCTAAGACTGTTGTTCGGTTGATTGTTGTCATATTGGAAAGGCCAGGACCAATGTAACTTTCTGCGTATTGAAAGGCTTCTCCTGGGTTGGCAATTGTGACGTTTGGTTTGGTTGTTAAATCTGCTCCTGTCCATGTATAACTTACTCCGTTAACCGTTTGGCTCGTCTCTGCTGGCGAAGGTGAAAGGGTCGTGCCATCAATAGACAAATTCGCTCCATTAATCGTATAAGTATGCCCAGTGTTGAAGTCAGTAGAGACAATAGTTTCAGTAACATTTTGTGTGGTACGTGTAACGGCGGACATTGTACCTGAAGAAAAATTTGGCACAACTGGCACTGC